TCTTTGCGCCTTGGAGGATGCCTACATCCCGCGTCGCGCCCCACACGGGGCGCGTGGATTGAAACTGTCTTACCGAAAGGAGAATCACGTATGCCCAAACCGAGAACACCCATCAGCCTAGGCGTCAAACGCCTCCATCCCGACGCCATCCTGCCCGAGCGCAAGACAGAAGGCGCAGCTTGCTTTGACCTATGTGCATTGGAGGATGTCTACATCCCGCCGATCAACGCACAGGATAGTGCACACCTCGTACGCACAGGCCTTGCCTTTGACATCCCTCATGGATACCACATCAGCATTTACCTGCGCTCTTCCACCGGACTGTATACCAAGCTGCGCCTTGCCAACCAGACAGGCATCATCGACAGCGACTATCGCGGCGAAGTCAATCTCATCGTAGAGAATCTGGGGCGCACACCCATCCGCATCGCCAAGGGCGCACGCATCGCACAGTTCCTGATCGAGCGTGACCTGCCCGTCACCATCACCGAGGTTCAGACACTCAGCGAAACAGCACGTGGCGCAGCACCATCGGGCAGCACAGGGAGGGACATCTGATATGGCAGCTTATGACGAGCATTACAAGGGCGCAGTACAACCCATCGAGCTCATGCGGGCGCAGATGAGCAAGGAAGAGTTCATGGGATTCCTGCGCGGCAACATCATCAAGTACGCATCGCGGTGCGGAAAGAAAGACGGCATCATCAAGGAGACAGCAAAGCTCCTTCAGTACGCCGTGTGGCTGCACCAGACCGCAAAGAACGAGAAACTCAAAATCGACTGAAACAATACACCGATTTACTATTCTTTTGTCTCCCGAGGGCAAAGCCCGCCACGCCTAGAGCCACAAGGGATTCCATAGGTGGGACACGAGAAAGAGGAATAAAACGCCTTCCGCGAATCAATAAACCATTCACACACAGAAAGGACAAACACATCATGGCAAAGACAACCTACCGCAAAGGCACGACCGCCGTCGGAACCTTCAACTTCCCGCACCTCTTGGACACCGAGCAGTTCCAAGGCAAGGACACGGGGCGATTCGCCGTCTCCTTCGCACCGGACGACGACAAGGAACGCCAGCGGCTCCTCGCAGAGATCGACGAGGAGTGGCAGAAGTACAAAGAATCCGACGAGGGCAAGAAGCACAAGTACAAGTACGACTATGCCAATGGCACAACCACGTACAACGACGAGGAGTTCTTCAAGTACAAAATGACCCGCAGCATCAACACACGCAATCGTGGCGAGTGGGTGCGCCGTGTGCCCATCTTCGACGCATCGGGGCGCGAGATCGGCGCAGAGCTCAAAAGCATCGGCAGCGGCACGCGTGGGCGCGTCGCCTATGAACTCGTACCCTTCTACATGAACGACAAGAACTATGGCATCAGCCTCCGGCTCACAGGCGTGCAGATCATCGATCTCAAAGAGAGTGGGACAGCATCGGCGTCCTCCCTTGGCTTCGGACAGGAGGAGGGTTACATCTTCAGTCCGCAGGAGGACAGCGACACCACGCTTGACGTGTCCGGCATCGGCGACGAGGAGGAGTTCTGAGAGGGCTGCGTGGGGGGCGGTACAGTTATCGCCCTTCCCACGGACATCGCTCGGGACTGGAGGACAACATCGCCGCGCAGATCAAGGCACAGGGCATCGCCGAGGTCTATGAGCAGCGGCAGATACAGTACATTATCCCCGCGAGTGACCACATCTACACACCCGACTTCATCCTGCCCAACGGCATCATCATCGAGGCAAAGGGACTGTTTGAACTGAGCGACCGCAAAAAGCACCTGCTCATCAAAGACCAGTACCCGCACCTTGACATACGTTTTGTCTTTCAGAACCCGAAGCACAAACTCTACAAAGGCAGCACCACGACATACGCGGACTGGTGCAACAAACACGGCTTTGAGTACGCCGCCAAACTCATCCCCGCGTCGTGGTTCAAAGCCCGAAAGAAAGACACCACCGGACTGATCGCCAAACCAAAGAAAGAGAAGTGATACACATGTTGACATTCAAGGAGCGTGATGCAACCACAGGAATCCGCGTCGCATATACCAAGGCAGACATCCCGCTCAAAGAGTACACCAAACACGTCATGCGGCAGGGATGGTTTAGCGTTGGCTACCACTACATTATCCACCCAGACGGGCGCATGGAGGTCGGCATCCCCGCATCCCAGCACGCAGACCCCGCCATCGAAGGATGGCAGGACAGCGTATGCGTCCTCCTCATGGGCGTTGCAGACGGCGAGCGCACCGCCTTGCAGCGGGCAGCCCTAGACACACTCAGCCGCGAGCACGGCATCCCCGTAGAGGCAGACCAATGATCGCCCACCTCCCGTGCCCGGATTGCGGGAGCAGCGACGGCATGACCGACTACGGCGACCACACCTACTGCTTTGTCTGTGAGAAATGGACAAAGACAGGGGAGAGCGAAAGGAGAATTGCTGTGCACAAAGCCCTCATCCCACTGGGCGACATGGAATATCGCGCCCTCAGAGCACGCGGCATCCACGAGGACACCTGCCGTAAATACCGCTATACATGCAGCAAAGACACGAACGGCAGTCCCATCCAAGTCGCAGAATACGTCGGCGACGATGGGCGCGTCCTCTTTCAGAAAACCCGTGACAAAGACAAAAACTTTTGTGTCTTAGGCGCGAAAGCGCAGCGATTCTTCGGGCAGAACCTCTACCCCAGCGGCAAGAAACTCATCGTCACCGAGGGTGAGATCGACTGCCTCACCGTCTCACAGGTGCAGGACAACAAATACCCTGTTGTCTCCATCCCGTTCGGCTGCCAAAGCGCACACAAAGTATTCAAAGAAAACCTTGACTGGCTGCTTGGCTTCGAGGAAGTCATCGTCATGTTCGACAGCGACGAGGCAGGGCAGAAAGCCATCGAAAAACTCAGCGGCCTCCTGCCCCTTGGGCGCATGAAAGTCGCACGCCTCCCGCTCAAAGACCCAAACGAATGCTTGCTTTCCGGACACCCGGACTACATCATACGCGCCATCTGGAACGCCGACGACTACCGCCCCGATGGCATCATGAACGCCAAAGACATGCAGGACATCCTGCTCAAAGAGGGTGATGACCTAAAGGGCTACGAGTTTCCATGGGCAGACGACCTCACGCGGCGCACACAGGGCATACGGAAAGGTGAAATGCTCTTGCTCACAGCGGGCAGCGGCATCGGCAAATCCACCATCGCACGCGAGCTTGCCTACACCTTGCACATGAGAGATCACCTGCGCGTCGGCATGGTCATGCTCGAAGAAAGCCCCAAGAAAACCCTGCGTGACCTCATGAGCATCCACCTCAGTCGTCCCCTCCATCTCATGTGGAACGACAAAACAAAGGCAGAGGTCAAAGAGCACTATGGCGAGGTATTCGGTGACGGGGGCTTCCTCCTCTACGATCACTTCGGCAGCATCGAGAGCAACAGACTGCTGGACAAAATCCGTTACATGATCGTCGCAGGGGGCTGTGACTTTGTTGTCTTAGACCACATCACCATCGCCGTCACCACCATGGAGGACGGCAAGGGCGACGAGCGCAGCACCATCGACCGCCTCATGACCGCCCTGCGCAGCCTCGTAGAGGAAACAGGCGCAGGACTTATCATCATCTCCCACCTCAGAAAGACCGACAGCAAAAGCTGTCCCTTCGAGCAGGGCGGGAGCATCAGCATGGACGACCTTAGAGGGAGTGGCAGCCTAAAGCAGCTCCCCGACACCATCATCGCCGCCGAGCGCAACCAACAGGCAGAGGACGAGGGAGGGCGCAACAAACTGCGCTTGCGCTTGCTCAAATGCAGATTCACAGGCGAGACAGGCCTTGCCGACGCCATCCGCTTTGACAAAAAGACCAACCGCCTCCACCCCATCGACCCGCTCGACACCACAGACACCAAAGGAGAGGAGGACGCATGTCCATTCTAGTCCCGATTGCCTCCACCGGCATCACCTTCAGCGAAATTCCAGATCACACCGCCTACTACTTTGAGATAGGCAGCTGTACGAAATACTGCCCTAGCTGTCACAGCCCACACCTGCGCAACTGCATGGCACCGAACACACCGCTCAGCGTCATGGAGACAAAAGCAGAGAACGCAGCAGAGCAAGGCGCAGATGCCGTCCTGCTCATGGGAGGGACAACCAACCGACTGCATGAGAGCGACATCATACAGATGCTTCGCCGTCTCAGCGTCATCCTCCCTGTTTGTCTTTATTCCGGCAGCGACGATGCGGAGCGTGACCGTGACCTTGCAGAGCGAGGCAACGCCACATGGCTCAAGACAGGCAGCTACAAAGCAGAACTTGGAGGGCTCACCAGCCCCACGACCAACCAACGCTTTTACCGCATCGACTATCGCTACGCCAAAGATCACAGCGGAATCTACACAGGCACTGAGGCGGTATTTACAGATCTCACACATCTCTTTCAGAAAGGAGACACATGAAGAACATCCCGCAAGACATTATCGACAACCGTCTCAGCTTCATTGACAGCTACATCGCCGCGCAGAACGCCGCGAGCGGCAGCGAGGTAGACAGCAACGCCAACGTCACACACAAGACACTGGCAACCCTTGAAGCTGAGTTATACAAACCGCTCACCATCGAACTGAACCGAGCAAAGGTATGCGCCAAGCTCACCGAGCGATTCGGCAAGGACGTTGCCGAGGAATACCGCAAAGACCTCAAAGACCACCTGATCTACGTCCACGACGAGAGCAGCCTCAAACCCTACTGCGCCTCCATCTCCCTCTATCCCTTCCTCTTGGAGGGGACAAAGAGCGTCGGCGGCGTCTCGGGTGCACCAAAGAACCTTCAGAGCTTCTGCGGCGGCTTCGTGAATCTCGTCTATCAGATTGCCAGCAACTTCGCAGGGGCAGTCGCAACTGTGGAGTTCCTCCACATGTTCGACTACTTCGCCCGTAAGACCTACGGCAAGGATTACCTCAAGACGAATCAGCACGACATCGAGCAGGAACTTCAGGGCGTCGTTTACGCACTCAACCAGCCCGCCTCCGCACGCGGCGATCAATCCGTATTCTGGAACATCAGCGTCTTTGACAAACCCTACATGGAGGAAATGTTCGGGGGATTCTACTACCCCGACGGCACACAGGTCGATATGCAGAGCGTCCGCGCCTTGCAGCTTTACTTCATGGAGTGGTTCAGGAAGGAAAGACACAAGGAGCTACTCACCTTTCCAGTTCTCACAGCGAGCCTCCTTACCACACAGGATGGCTTTGCCGACCCTGAGTTCCGCGACTACTGTGCAGAGCAGATGAGCAAGGGACACAGCTTTTTTGTCTATATGAGTGACAGCGTGGACAGCCTTGCCTCCTGCTGCCGCCTTCGCAACGAGCTTGCTGACAACACCTTTAGTTACACCCTCGGCGCGGGCGGCGTCGTCACAGGAAGTGCACAGGTTATCACCATCAACATGCACCGCCTCATGCAGGAGTATGTCGTGCATAGGGACGTTGCAGCTTTTTCCTTCTATGCCCTTGAGCCTGTGATTCGATATGTGCACCTTTATCTCATAGCCTCCCGTATGGTGTATGAGGATTATATCAAAGCTGGACTGCTCCCCGCTTACACAGCTGGCTACATGGACATCGACAAACAGTTCCTCACCATCGGACTGAACGGTGTTGTGGAGGCGGCAGAATATCTCGGGTATGACATCAACAACAAGGCAAGATACAAACAGTTTCTTTCCGAGCTGCTCGCCGTATTTAAGGCAGAGAATAAGAAAGCCTTGCAGAAGTACGGCATCCGCTTCAACACCGAGTTCGTCCCAGCAGAGAACCTCGGCGTCAAGAATGCCAAATGGGACAGAGAGGCAGGATTTACCGCACAGCGCGACTGCTACAACTCCTACTTCTACCGCGTGGAGGATGAGAGCCTCACACCGCTCGACAAGATCGAGATGTATGGGAAGGAGATCACCGACCACCTCGACGGAGGCAGCGCGCTTCATCTCAACCTTGAGCAGCTTCTCAGCTTCACACAGGCAAAGCACCTCTTTGACCTCTGCCGGAAGAACGGCGTGCCCTATTGGACAACCAACGTCCTTTGCACCATCTGCGACAAATGCGGAACGATTGACCCCGTGACACGCAAGCAGTGCAAGACCTGCGGCAACACAGACCTTGACTACGGAACACGCATCATCGGCTACCTCCGTCGTCTCAGCAGCTTCTCTGACGGCAGACAGAAAGAAGCCGACAGGCGTTACTACAGCTGACAAACAAAGAAAGGATAATGCACCATGACAACCTTCCTCATTCGCCTCTGCGAAAAGACCTGCCTCCTCCTCATCTCCCTTTATACGCGGGTGAACCATCTCCGTAATGGTTACATACGACGTGCCATCTTACTGCGTCGTTGGGAGATTGATCGGCTGGACAAAGCAGACCTTGCGATGAACCAGAAGCGTCTTATCATCGAGCAGGAGATTGCAGCGCTCAACACTCAGTTCACGAAAGTGTGACATCATGCTCATCTTTGACATTGAGACAGACGGCCTCCTAGATGGCACCACGCAGATTCACTGCATGGCTGTCCATGACACATTGACAGGCAAGACCATCGGCTTTGACCCATCCACCATAGAAAACGGCGTGCATCTTCTCATGGACGAACTTGCACAGGGCAACACGTTATGCGGACACAACATCATCGCCTTTGACCTCCCTGCGCTGTCTAAAGTCTATCCCGACTTTGTTGTCTCCCGCGAGCAGCGCGAGCAGATCATAGACACCCTTGTCCTCAGTCGTCTCATCTACAGCAGCCTCGACACCATCGACCTTGGATTGATGCGGAGCGACCGCCTCCCTCGGCGTCTGTATAAGTCCCACAGTCTACGTGCATGGGGCTATCGCCTTGGTGAGTACAAGGGCGACTATGGCGAGCAGGAGGGCGCATGGGAACACTACACCCCCGAGATGCTCGACTACTGCAAACAGGATGTAAAAGTCACTGTAAAACTCTACGCGAAACTCATGTCTCAGCCCTACAGTACACACGCCATTCAGTTGGAGCATGCCGTTCAGTGGCTTATGGTACAGCAGGAACGCAACGGCTTCCCCTTTGACAAAGAGGGGGCAGAGCGTCTTGAGTGCACCTTACGGGAGCGGCAGGCCGTGCTCAGTGCACAGCTTACCGCAGCCGTCCCGCCCATCCCGGACAAACTCTTTATTCCAAAGAGAGACAACAAAAAACTGGGCTACAAAAAGGGCATTCCCATTCAGCGATACAAAGACTTCAACCCCAACAGCAGGAAGCAGATCGAGTACATCTTTCGTCAGATGCACGGTTACAGCCCTGCGAATCCCGACCTCTACGACGTGGAGGATGATGTGGAGAACTACATGAACTATCGCCTCAAGATCGACGACGAGACATTTCGCTTCATCAAGGACGACGAGAACGCCCCTGATGAAGTACGTTATCTTGCGGGCATCATGGAAGAAAGCCTCCTCATCACCAAACGCCTTGGGCAGATCGCCGACGGCACGAACGCGTGGCTCAAGGAAGTAAAGCCCGATGGGCGCATCCATGGACACGTCATTACCAACGGTACGGTCAGTGGCAGAGCCGCCCACGCCAGCCCCAACGTCGCCCAAGTCCCCGCCGTAGGCAGTCCCTATGGCAAGGAATGTCGTGCCCTCTTTTATGCAGGGGGATGGACACAGGTCGGCGTCGATGCTTGTGGCTTAGAGCTGAGATGCCTCGCACACTATATGTCAATCTACGACGGCGGGCAGTACGCCCATACCATCCTCAACGGCGACATTCACACCATGAACCAACAGGCGGCAGGACTGCCCGAGCGGAATCAGGCAAAGACCTTTATCTACGCCTTTTTGTATGGTGCAGGAGACGCCAAGATTGGACGCATCATCAAAGGGGACGCCGCCGACGGAAAAGCCATCAAGCGCAAATTCCTCAAGGCAACGCCCGCCATCAAAAACCTCCGCGACGCCGTACAGAATACCTTGGTAGAGACAGAGCGCGGCAAAGTCGTGCGCTGGAAACGCCATTACCTGCGCGGGCTTGACGGGAGGATTCTCCATGTACGCAGCCCGCACAGTGCGCTCAACCTTCTCCTTCAATCCGCAGGTGCGGTTATCTGCAAACAGTGGATTGTCCTCACCGACCAGATGCTCTACGAGCAGGGCTTACGGCATGGCTGGGACGGCGACTATGCCTTCATGGCATGGGTGCACGACGAATTTCAGTGCGCTTGCCGCACCCGAGAAATTGCAGAACTTGTTGTCTCCACGGCGCAAGCCGCCATGCGAAAGACACAAGAGATATTGGGCTTTCGGATGCAGCTCGACACCGAAGGCAAGATTGGAAAGAACTGGGCAGACTGCCACTAGGAGGGATGTTTTATGACAAGAGAGTTGTATCAGAGAGCAACGCGTCTGTTGGATGAACTAAAGGACTTACGTCATTTTGGAGAGATTATTCAAGAAGATACAGGGGCTGTGGAGGTAATTAGAGGCTCTGATTCTATTATGCTCTCGGTGCCTTTACGCAATATATTCCGCGAGTGTATTAGAGCCAGGTGGAGAAAAATTGAAGAAGAATTCGCTGCTTTATGAAAGTGAGGAGCATCATGATTAAACGCGAACTGCGCTGCCCGCGCTGCGGTAAAACACTTCTGCGCCTCTATGGCACAGCCCTGCGCCGTGTTGAGTGCACCTGCGGCTACCTCGTAGACCTCAAGACAAAAGAGCATGGGGAGAAGGTGCGCAGAGTATGATAACGAAAGTGTTCGACTATCGAAAACGTGGACATAAAGGGACGTATGTACTTTTCTGTTCGTCTCTCGTGTGGCCGCACCGAGGGTATGTGGAGATCTATTCCTCTTTACACTCGGCGCTTATTAGCATGAAGGACTTTCTGCGCTTCCCTCAGTCCCTTCATGACACCTCCGGTCGCCTTATTGCCTACACCGACGACGGAGAGGTCGTGATGTGCAGTGCCTAACGTCCACCTCATCGCCAGCACACCTGAACCACTGAGCGTCATCAAGACCGCTATCAGCCAGTGCTACCAGAAAGAGGCGACCGATGCCACCGTAAAGCACATCCTCAAGGCAGGGCATCTTTCTGTCTTAGAGCACACCAGTGCCAGCTTCCATGTGACATGCAGCCTCACCGTCCTCTTGCAGATGACGCGGCATCGCCACCTCTCCTTCACTGTGGAGAGCAGCAGAGGCAGCACTCTCAGTGGCGTGACGCGTAGTTACATAGATCGCATCGACCACTACAACCAGCAGACCATGACATTCTACAACGAGATGATTGCCGATGGTATCCGTCCTGAGGTCGCTGCGTATGTCCTGCCCAAGGCAGCGCTTTACCGTTTCGTCGTCACGGGGAACTTTCGGGCGTGGTATGAATACCTACCGAAACGCCTCTGCAAGCGAGCGAGTAAAGAACACCAGAAACTTGCGCAGCTACTGCATAACGAGCTGTGCCTCCTCTGCCCTGAAATCTTTTGTCATGTCAAAGCAAACTGCGCCATGTGCAACGAAAGGAGCTGCGACTTCCATGCCTGATGCACCTGATTACAACAGTACCTACGAACCCGAGGCGAACGCCGCCCGCTATGGGATGCGCGTCAACCCCAAGACATACCATGTGATGTCAACCCTTGAAAAACTGGGCATGAACCAGACGCGCTTCGGTGCGCCTTACTGCCCTTGCTTGCCAAACCACAGTGCGGACACCATCTGCCCTTGCCGCTACATGCGCGAGATGAAGGCGTGCCGCTGTGGTCTCTATGTTAGAAAGGAAAATGCAAAATGAATCCCTATTTTTTGCTTCACTGCCCATGCGGATGTTCGCGCCTTGCGATTGTCAGAGACGCGAAGAGCGGTGATTACGATGTTGAGTGTTGTGATTGCGAGGAGGTCGTTGCGAGGCTGCGCTCCTACGCACTTGACTTTAATAACGAAGAGGAGGGAACGTCAGATGACAATGCTACCCAGAGATCCTGACTTTTATTTCATCTCCTTCCTCTACCTTGGAATCGTGGTGCTTCTATGCGGTTAAAGTTTCTTGTAGACGCCGATATGGTCGCCTTTGCCTCCTGTGCATCAGCCACCCATGAGGCAGAATGGGACAGCGGTATCAGCAGCTACTTTGCCGACTTCGAGGAGGTCAAAGCGAACTTTGTCGAACGCCTCGACAGCATCGTAGAGACAGCTCTCAAGCACCACCAGTACACGGGGGACTATGACATCCTCCTGTGTTTGTCTGACCGCGAGGACAACTTTCGGCGACGCATCCTACCCACCTACAAGGCAAATCGCAAAGGACAGAAACCCCTCTGTTACTGGAAACTGATCGAGTGGATGGAGAAAGAGGGAGAGACATACACACGTCCCTCCTTGGAGGCAGACGACTGCATCGGCATTCTCTCCTCCATGGAGAAGAACAAAGATCAGTGCATCATCCTCAGTGGCGACAAAGACATGCGCACGCTTGCGGGATGGCACTATGACTTCCTGCGCGACATCTACGAGTACATCACCGAGGAGGAAGCAGACAAAAACTTTTTCCTGCAAACCCTCACAGGTGACCCCGTGGATGGCTACAGCGGATGCCCAAAGATCGGCGCAGTCAACGCCGCCCGCATCCTAGACAAAGACTGCTCATGGAACGCCGTTGTCGCAGCCTTTGAGAAGCAGGGACTTACCGCACATGACGCTCTCATTCAGGCGCGTGTCGCCCGTATCCTCAGAGCCAGCGACTATGATTTCAAAACGAAAGAAGTGAAGCTATGGACGCCCTCTACAAACAGCTGACCGAGAGCGAGATGAGCATGATAAAAGCCCGCCTTCTCGCGTGGCAGGAGCACGGCGACATCTCGTGGATAATGAGGAGGTATGGAGACATCAACTATGCCCTCCATGCACTCTTTATGCTCAGTTGCAGCGGCATGGTCGCAAAGTTTTACAAGCGCGGCATCTTTCAGGGCATCCTCGTCTTTGACGTTGGCGTCCCTTGGTGGACATCGCGGCGTGTCGTCTCTGAATTGTTTGTCTTAGCGACACCCGGCGTCGTGGGACTTCAGCGCGAAGCAATCGCAGAACTTGACGTAATCGCCGATCGTTATGGGGCAGACCTCATCGTCAGCGGCAACATGTTTCAAGCAAACAATGACCTGATTGGCAACGGCTACAAAAAGCTTGGCTACAGTCAGGAATGCAGTACCTATGTAAAGGAGGCTAACTATGAAGGATAACAGCGAGAGAGACATCCCGTATGTCTCCAACGACCTTTGTGTCTACCTGCGTGAGCGGTTCAGCTTACAGAACCTCTTAATGAACGACAGCGGGGACATGAAGGCAGAACGCTACCTTGGCTACATCGCGGGCATCAATGCCCTCATCATGGAGCTTGAGGCAATTCAGATCATGCAGGAGGAAAATGATGGGCTTCGTGAGTAACCTCTTAAAGACCATCCTGTCCCCCTCCATCCCTCAGGCATCGAGCCAGCAGCCCACCATCACAGGGCGCGACCTTGTGCAGCAGACGGAGAGCACAGACCCCGACGCCCCCGTCATGGGCGGCAGTAATCCGCTCCGACGGCGCAGAGGCATCGAATCCCTTCTCGTTCCGTCGGAGGACATCTACAAAGGAGGTAACTAATGGGAGGAGTAACCAAAGTATTTAAGAGCATCTTCGGGGGAGGAAGTGCCCCCTCGTCCGCACCGCCCCCCGCCGCCGCTCCTGCCCCCCAGACAACAGGGGCTTCGATGGAGAGTGAGAGCAGCGATGCGGCAAAGAAGAAGCGGCGCGGCAAACAGCTGCTCATGGTGCAGCCCGCAGGACAGGTAACAAACACAGGACTGAACCTATGAGCACCGAGCAGCGGACAACAACCGCCCGACAGCTCTATCAGAAGATGGAGAGTGTACGCAAACCCTACACCGACCGTGCAGAGAAATGCGCCCAGCTCACCATCCCTATGGCATTCCCAAAAGAATCCGATTCGAGCAGCACCAAATATGACACACCCTATCAGAGCATCGGGGCACGCGGCGTCAACAACCTCACAAGCAAACTCATGCTTGCCTTGTTTCCGCCGAACGCGCCCTTCTTTCGTTTGTCTCTGGGGGACGACATCAAGGCGCAGCTTTCAAGCGACCCTGCCACACAGCAGGAGTGGGAAGCTGCATTATCGAGCATTGAGAAGCAGATCACACAGTACATGGAATCGCATCAAATGCGTGTCACCATGAACGAGGCGATGACCCAGCTCATCCTTGCGGGGAACGTCCTCTTGTTCCTGCCACCAAAAGAAGGCGGGATGAAACTCTATCGCCTCAACCAGTACGTCATCGCACGCGACGGCATCGGGAATACCATCGAGATCGTCACCAAAGAAAGCATCGCTTATGGTGCACTGCCGCCTGAGGCACAGCGGTGCGTGGATGGAGACAACATAGAGGCACACAAGGCGATAGATGTCTATACGCACACCTACCTTGACGGTGAGAGCTACCAGTCCTATCAGGAAATCAACGGAGCAATCATTGGGGGCAGCGAACAGACCTATCCCAAAGACGCCTCTCCATGGATACCTCTTCGCCTACGCAAGATGGACGGCGAATCCTATGGGCGCAGCTTCGTCGATGAGTATTTGGGTGACCTCAAAACACTGGAAGCCCTCAGTAAAGCCGTCGCCGAAGTCGCAGCCATCGCCAGCAACATCATCTTCTTAGTGAACCCCAACGCCATGACACGCATCAGCGAACTGCAAAAGGCGAACGCAGGTGACTTTGTGCGTGGGCGTCTTGAGGACATTCAAGCCTTGCAGATCAACAAGACCAGTGACTTACAGATCACCACCACAGCCATTCAAAGCATCGAGTCACGCCTCTCGTATGCCTTCCTCCTCAACAGTGCAGTACAGCGCAATGCAGAGCGCGTCACCGCCGAGGAGATACGCTACGTCGCAAGAGAGTTGGAGGACACCGTCGGTAACATCTACAGCATTCTTGCCCACGAGCTGCAGCTTCCACTCGTTCGCCGCTTCATGAACCAAATGACGGGCACAGGGGCAATCCCGAACCTGCCGCAGGGCGCGAAGGGCGTAGAGCCCACCATTACCACGGGCATCGAAGCACTGGGGCGCGGACATGACCTTGCGAAACTGGATACCTTCATCCGCTACGCACAGGTATTTCCTGAGGCATTTCAGACCGCTGTCAAGCAGAACGAAATCCTCAACCAGATCGCCACAGCCCTTGGCATCGATGCTTCCTCCGTCGTCAAGACACAACAGGAGATTGAGCAGGAACAGCAGCAAGCCATGCAGATGCAGATGGCGCAGCAGGCCGTCCCGCAGATGATGCAGGGGCAGCAGTAACGAAAGGAGACAACAACATTGGCAGAAACGAACACCGAGACACCGGAGCAGCTGGCCCTTGACCTTGTGTCTACCACGCAGGAAACCACCACGGGGGCCATCGTGGAGACACAAAAGCCCGAAGTCCCTATGCCAGACCCGACCGCCCCGGAGCAGCCCCCGCAGGAGGAGGCAGAGAAGCCGCAGGACAGCGCAGCCGAGGCAGAGCGAGAATTCGCTAACCAGAAGCAGACGGATGAGACCATTAAGAAGGAGCTGACCGCAAAGGGACTGGACTTCGACGCACTCGCCGATGAGTACGACAAGACAGGCAGCCTCAGTGCAGATTCCCTTGCCGCCCTCGAAAAGGCGGGCTATCCCAAGCAGATGGTGGATGCGTACCTCGCAGGTCTTGACGCCATGGCAGACCGCTTCGTCGGTGAAGTTGTCAAGATGGCAGGGGGAGAGGACAGCTACAAGGCACTCGCCCAGTACCTTCAGACACAGCCGAAGAACGTCATTGACGGATTCAACGCAGCCCTTCAGAGCGGCAGTATGGCGCAGATTCAGCTTGCCATCAATGGCATTCAGGCCGCCATGACAAAACAGTATGGCACAGCCAACCCCAGCGTCATGGCAGGTCAGCAGGGGCGCGGCGCAGCGCAGGGCTATCAGACCACAGCCGAGATGACGAAGGACATGAGTGACCCGCGCTATCAGACCGACCCTGCCTTCACGCAGGAAGTCTACCGCAAACTTCAGAACAGCAGCATCTTTTAATCACACAACATTTTCACGCCCCTCGCAGGGCTTATTTTTTTTTGTCTTTTCCTAGAAAGAAGGAGATAACACTATGCCAAACGTAACGATTGCAAACCCCATGGCAAACCGTGGCGTCGTCGCAACGGACGCCGACAAACTCGCCCTTGGCCTCAAGGTATTTGCGGGCGAAGTCCTCACCGCATTCCAGAAGTCCTCTGTTACGAACGGCCACGTTCTTGAGCGCAGCATCCAGAACGGCAAGAGCGCACAGTTCCCCGTGTTCGGGCGCACCAAGGCGCACTACCTCAAGGCGGGGCAGAGCCTCGACGACAAGCGTGAGAACATCCAGCAGTCCGAGCGGCAGATCGTCCTCGACGGCCTTCTCACGGCTGACACCCTCATCTTTGACCTCGACGAGTTCATCGCCCACTATGACTTCCGCAGCCCGTATGCGGCAGAGCTGGGCAACGCCCTCGCCCTCTCCTACGACGCTTCCATCCTTGCCGAGTGTGCAAAGGAAGCCCTCAATACGCAGGAGAACGTCGCAGGCAACGGCCTCGGCGGCGTCATTGAGCAGACCATTACAGGCACGCCGGGCATTGACCGTGACACAGGCAACGCCATTTATCAGGTACTCCTCACGGCAAAGAGCAAGATGGCGAACAACTACGTCCCCGCAGGTGACCGCTACGCCTACCTCACGCCGGAGTTCCACAGTGCACTCGCCTCTGCCCTTGAGTTCCTGAACCGTGACTACGGCGCGGGCGGGACGATTCTTGAGGGCAACGTCATTCGCCTTGCTGGTTTTGATGTCATTGAGTGCCCGCACATCACGCGCGGCGGTGACGACAACGCCAACGTCATTCAGGGGCAGGGACACATCTTCCCCGCAGCTTATGCGGACAAGAACCCCATCGTCATCTGCCACAAGACGGCAGTCGGCGTGCTCAAACTGCGTGACCTCTCGATGGAGCAGGCACGCCGTCCCGAGTATCAGGCTGACCAGATCATCGCGAAGATGGCAGTCGGTATGGGCGGACTTCGCCCCGAGAGTGCCTTCCTCGGCATCGTCAAGAAGAAGTAAGACAACCCACCAGACGGCAGGAGGGGAGGGGAGACATCCTCTCCCTTTTTGTCTTATGCAATTATATGTAAGGAGGACAACCATTGATTACAGCAACCAGTAAACTCGACGCTATTAACATTATCCTATCCTCCATCGGCAGCGACCCTGTGAACACCATCAACGAAGAAATCGACGTAGACGTGGCAAACGCTTGTCGGATGCTCGACCGCGCGTCGCGAGACATACAAAGAAAAGGCTGGGACTTCAACACCTACACCCTGACCCTCAGTCCCGACCAGTACACAGGCAAAGTGCCATGGATACCGACCATCATCTCCTACCGCAGCATCGACGGCACACCATACGTCAAACGCGGCGAGAACTTCTACGACATTGAGAACCAGACCTTTCAATTCAAGCAGTCAATTCACTTGACCGCCATCATGATGGTGGACTTTGAGGATTTGCCTGATGCTTTCAAGAACTACATCGCAGCCCGCGCTGCCATGAACTTTCAGACACGCTACATGGGCGACACGGCAAACAGCCAAGACCTTGCGCTCAGCGTGCAGGAAGCCTATCAGGACATTGTGACCTACGACATGAACATGGGGGACTACAATATGCTGACCTACTCCGGCGTCACCCCTGCATTGGAGAGAAGCTGATGCTTTACTCACAGCAGGTCAAGAACCTTGTCTCAGGAATATCGCAGCAGCCTGACATCCTGCGCCTCCCCGAACAGCTGGACGAACAAGTCAATGGCTTTTCGACCGAGGCGGGAGGATTGCAGAAGCGCCCGCCTACCATCTTTGTATCAACCCTTCCCATCTCGATAACGACCTACATGCAGCCCCTCGTGCATTTTGTCAACCGAGATGAGAATGAACGCTACATGATACTGTTTCAAAACAGCCCCGACGGTGTACCCATCCATATATATGACCTGCAAGGACACAAAAAAGTGGTACGCATCACCGAGGACATGACCTACATCAACAACAGTTACCCGCGTAAGAACCTGCGTGTCATCACTATTGCTGACCATACCTTTATCCTTAATCGAAGCGTCCCCGTGCGCCTTGCTGCTTCAAAGACACAAGGTTCGTTTACGGAACAGGGAGCTCTATTCCATGTTAAACAGGGGCAGTATGGGCGCAGCTACAAGATTTGGGTCAATGACAAACTTGTCGCCGCGTATGACACACCAGACGGCAGCCGCGCCGAACATACCAAGCTCATTGACACAGGCACAATCGCCGCCAAACTCGGAGAAGCTGCCCAGAACAACGGCTGCACTGTGGAGATTGGCAACACATGGATACGCATAAAAAATGTCGGCACCATCAAGACACAAGATGGATTCAACAATCAGGCACTTGTCGGCATCAAGGATACCGTGCAGAAATTCTCCCTGTTGCCTGAGAGTGCACCTGACGGGTACATTGTCAAAGTCGCAGGCGACCCAAAAGGGAATGGTGCGGGCAGCTACTATGTGTCTTACAGTGCAGCGGAAAGCATCTGGAAAGAGTGCGCCGCCCCAAATATCCCTGATGCCTTAGACCCTGCCACCATGCCCCATATCCTTGTGCGGGAGGCAGACGGCAGCTTCACTTTCAAACGTGCCGCGTGGGGGAAACGAGAGACGGGGGACGAGGACAGCAACCCGCTTCCCTCCTTTGTCAACCACACATTGAACGATATTTTCTTCTACCGCAACCGTCTAGGATTTTTGTCCGGGGAGAATATCATCCTCTCGGAGAGTGCCGCCTACTTCAACTTCTGGATGACAACAGCCAACGACATCCTTGACACTGACTGCATCGATGTCCCCACGACCACCTCGCGCATCAACATCCTCAACTATGCCGTGCCGTTTAACCAGAGCCTCTACTGCTTCTCCGACAGTACACAGTTCATGCTCAGCTCGGACACCGTGCTCAGCCCAAAGAACTGCGCTCTGATTGAGGTCACAGGCTTCGCTTCCTCTCCTGACTGCCGCCCCGTGAACGCAGGGAAGAACCTCTACTTCACCGCCGACCGCACCACCTACACCAGTGTCAAAGAATACTACAACGTGCAGGACATCGCCGACGTGAAGAATGCACAGGACATCACAAGTCATGTCCCCAGCTACATCCCAAAGTCCGTCTATCAGATCGTCAGCAGCACCAACGACCACATCATGCTGTTCCTGACGGACGGAGACACAAAATCCCTGTTTGTCTATAAATACCTTTTTGTCAACGAGCAGCGGATTCAGGCATCGTGGTCGCGCTTTGATATGGGGGATAACGTCTATGGAGCCTTCTTTAACGGTTCTTCCCTCTATCTCCTGATACAGCGCGGAAATTGGCTGAGCCTTGAACGCATGGACTTTACCGAGCACTTGGAGGACTTTGGCGGGAGCGAGCCGTATCGCGTCCATCTCGACAGCAAAATTGTTGTCACCTCTAACGACTACGACTCTGCGTACAACACCACCACATTCAACATTGGGCGCATCTACCAGAACGGTAATATGAGGGAATACCATTGTGTCTTACCGAATGGAAAGTGTGTCATTGTCCCAAAAGACAAACTGATAAGGACGAATGAAGCAAACACCATCAACATCGTCCTCGAAGGAGACCACAGAGGGGAGAACGTTATCGTTGGCATCCCTTACGAATTTCGCGCACGCCTCAGTCCGATCTACATCCGTCAGGAGGACAGCAGAGGCAATACACGCGCCGTCACCAACGGACGCCTTCAGGTGCGCAGTGTCGATATGCAGTACAGTGACACAGGAGGCTTCGTTGCCAATGTCAAAAGCCGAGGACACACCTACACCTATACTGTCACCAACCGCAAGATCGGAACAATGGTATTCGGAGACAAAGCCCTCGTGGCAGGAACCCTCCGCATCCCTGTGCAGAGTGAGAACACCGCTTGCAGCATCACCATTATATCTGATTTTCCCTATCCGCTTGCCCTTATTGGTTTCCTCTGGAAGGGCAGCTTTGTACCGCGAACGAAAGGAGTGTAACAATGGGAGCAGTAATGGCACTCACCATGGGCAGTACTGCCATGCAGATTTATAACCAGAACAAAGCTCTCGAAGCACAGGGCAGAGCCAACGCCGCCACTGCCCGCAGCATGGTTTCCTCCATGAACCGCAGTCTTATGAACTACGAGCAGCAGCGGCGGGACATCTTCGAGGCAACCGTGGAGGAGGTGGAGCAGACACAGCTTCAGAGCCGCCGCCTCACCTCCTCCGTCGCCGCAGCCGTCGCCGAGGGCCTTCAGGGAGGTGGACGTACCGCAGACCTCCTCGTGCGCAGCAGCGAGGCAGACAAAAATAGAGCCGTGACAAGTGTCAAAGACAACTACCGCCGAAAGTCCAATGAGATTGACCTCAACAAAGAGGCGACCCTTCTTAATACCAAGGCGCAGATCAGCGGCATTCGTGAAGTGCATAAGCCCTCCTTCCTTGGGACACTTATGCAGTTCGGTACGGCGTATCTGGGAGCGCGGCAGCAGCAGGAGAGCATTGACCTCCTGCGCAAACAGAACGACGTGGACGGCAACAGAGCCTATGTGCCGTATGCCCCCCGCACCTACACACCGACCACCATCCCGAGCCTCTCGTTTGACATGGGCGACAAAGTATATAAGGCGTACAACCAGCCCTTTAACTTTGTGTCTTATTTCGGGAAACTCCCGACACAGGCAAAGCCCGTCTTTGACTTCACCTACAAGAACCCGTTCAGCCAAGACAAACAGATGATAAACCCATTCTAACCACAGAAGGAGAACACAATGCCAACACCTATATCCGCAGCCCTCGGAACAGAGCGGCAGTTCACACCGCAGCCCGAGCATGGCTACGTCGGACAGTACGTCGGTGTGTCTCCCGTCAACGTCAGCGCAAGCACCGCACACTATGACCAGCTTGCCCAGAACTTTGCGCAGCTCGGCGCAGCCCTCACAAGCTATCGTGTGTCTCATGAGCGGTATCTCTCCGAGACGGGACACATCGACAGCGAACGCATGATAAAGGGCATGACCGAGGCAGACATCAAGAAACTCAACGCCATCGACGCCGCACAGCAGGAAGGCTTTGCCGACTGTCTCAGCAACCCCTACTTCAAGGCACATGCGGAAAAACTGCGCGGGGGATTTTTGTCTACGGTCATGAAGAACCAGTATGACGAGAAGTACGCCCTTACCCCTGCCCGCAGTGCCGAGGAGGAAGCCAACCGCTACCGCAAATTCTCGCAGGACTGGCAGAGTGCCAATCTCAGCGGCGACCAAGCCCCCATCAATGAGATTGCCTTTAACACGGGCTTCAATGAGAACCAGCTTGTCAACATGGTAAACCTCATGGGCACATGGGAAAAGAAGAACTACGAGAACGAAGTCACCACTGTCATGTCCGCTTCCCAAAGCAAACTCAGTGACATCATCAAAGATTCTGCTGAGCTGCTGAAAACCAATGGTGCTATGACGGGAAAGACACAAGAAGTCTTTAACGAAGTGCGTCTTATGGGCTTGCCACTGCAATACAAAATGAAACTTCTCTCTGACTTCAGCGAGCAGCTGATTAAGACAGGACACCTCGACGAAAAGCGCCTCAGTCAGATGATGGACAACATTGTCGTCCAAACGAACCTTGACGGCAGTACTATGAAAGCCTCTGAGCTCCTCCCAATGATGCAGTACCGCACCATGGCAGCCGAGTACAACCGCCAGTTCCATACACAGGAAGATTACAACTGGATGCAGAGCTTCATCAAGAAGGGCAGAGCCGGACTGATGGACGCGATGAAAATCGTTGAGGGGGAGCGTATCACTGACCCCGAACTTGCCCGCAAGCATAATGCGTTCATCCCTTACATTCAGTCCAGAGTAGAGCAGCAGGAGAACGAAGCAAAACGGCTGCGCTACAACATGATGCGAGCCAAAGGGAAGAATGCCGGAGCAAAGAATGGAAGTCGCGGCACAGTCAAGGACGGAGAGACCATCAATGACATTTTGTCTGGTGTCTTAAATGGAGACGATATGGTCGGAGGGCTTCCGATCAACAGCTACAACTTTGACAAAGACGCTCTGTACAGTGCAGTCCTCCCTCTGGCGCAGCAGCTTACTGCGGATGGGAATTGGGAAGGACTAAACCGTCTCATGAACTACAGCAAGCTCAAGGACTTGCGAGGCAGTATCTCCGACAATCTGGCAACCACGCTCGCTCAGATTCGCCCCTCTGACGATGGCGGCGTCAACATCGGAGGTAATCCGCAGCTCATGGCGTTTGTCAAAGCGATTGCAACGAATCCGAATGCCGCCGCACATACCTTTGGCGGGGCACTGGCGACAGAGGGCAGAAAGATTCAGCTCTTTACTGACATGTATGGCGGGGGTGACGACGGCTTTGCACAGGGCTTACGCCTTTATGCAGAATCCAATGACACAGCCAAACAGAACCCAGACCTTCATACGAGCAACGTCACCGCAGGACACAACAGCATCGCAGGATACACGATTGACGGCGTCGCCAACTTCGGCGGCTATTCCGATGAGGCAGACTTTGGCTACAACTGCAACCGCTTTGTGGCAAATGAACTGGGGCAGGTATGGACAGCCCTCCTCGATACGGGAATGCCGGCAGAGGCGGCACAGCGGCAGATCAATCAGCTTGTGCGTCAGCAGTATGGCACGTACCACTATTCTGTCTTTCCTAAAAATGTTTACTACAACATGGGGACAGACAACAATGCAGTCTACTTCAGAAAGGGGCTGGACGCCGCCATCTGGGAGACATTGGGCGCTGATGGAACAACTGCGGATGCAGAAACCATCACCCTCACCTTTAACCCCAACACCCGTGTCTTTGACATCTACAGCAGCACCGCTGACAAACATGCTACCTTTACCACCAGTCAAATTCGGGACTATGGCATGAAAGCCTATGAGAAAGACACAAATGAAGGAACCCCAGACCCAGAGGCGTCCACGCTCGATATGGACAAAATCAATGAGGCGCGTTCTGTGCCAAAGCAATTCAACAATGCAGACAGCTATGATGACCCGTCCATTCTGGATGAATATGAAAGCGAATACAGTGAATAAAGAAAGGAGGCAGCCATGACCTTATATGAATCGGCATCGCAAGTCGCCGAAGCCGTTCATGTCCCCACCAGTATCATCTACGCCCAGTTCCGTCATGAATCAGAAGATGGGCAGTCTCCGCTTGCGCGTGAAGACAACAACTATGCGGGGGTAACTGACCCGAATGGCGGGTTCATGCACTTTGACAGCATCGAGGACTTCACCAATTATATGTGTCGCTTCCTTCCCAAATTCGGCGTGGAGGGTATTGATAACCCTGAGGACTATGCAGCACAGCTTCAGAGTGAGGGATACTATACAGCGGACTACAGCGAATATGTCGGCGGTATCCGCAAGTTTATGGCACAGGCACAGACAGAAGGGGGAGATAGAGGAGACACACAGGAAGATGATGTGTCTAGCACGGAGCTGGACTTCTCTGTCCTTGCCTCCAACCACCCCGGAGACAACTACACAACGGCACTCTACGCCGACGAAAATTCCGTCGGGCTTCAGCCTCATTCCATTCGAGGACTAAACCTCATTGGAAAACACATGAATGACAACTATGGCATCATGACACTAATTACGGGAGGTGCAGAGCGTTGGACGCATTCAGGCGGTGAACACAGTCACCACACAGGCGATAAAGCGGACATCGTTATGCAGGGAGTAACCCCTGATTCGGAGATGGGGCAAGACTTCATCTCCTTTTGTCATGATAATGGCTGGTCTTGTAATTATGAAAACGCTGGTACGGACAATGCGCACTGGGATATTGACTTCACTGGGCATGACAACCGTGACCCGCAGCCTGAAGGAAAGCGCAAAGGCTTTACGGGGAGCTTTCTCACCGAGGTCTTAGAGCCGGGCTATGATAGCCAGACATACGGGCGCATGACAGGAAACCATGACCCTGACACCTTCGGCGAAGGCTTCACGCCCCTCCCGTCGCCATCTGGTACTGTCTCGACGATGTTTACAAACTTCTGGGACAGCGTCACGGACAGCGGCATCGCCAAAGCGCTTGAGTACGCATGGGGCGGCATCGGACACAGCGGCAAATGGTGGTTTGAAAAGAAAGACCCCGTCACCCAAGAGGACATCGACTACGTGGCGAACGCCCTCCCGAATGACAAAACAGCCCAACAGTTTGTCTTGCTCAATGGACGCGACAGCGAAGAAATCCGTTGGCTCGTCAATCAGCAGCTTGTGGAGCAGAACCGCAAAGCCCTCGTGGAGAAGTGGCGGCAGGAGAATGAAAGCAGCATCGCAGGTGCACTCATGTACGCTGCGGGCGGGGCGGGCTACATCGTTGACCCGCTGAACCTTGTCCCGATGGGCAGCGCAGTCAAGGGCATGCAGATGCTCGGGCGTCTTGGCGTGGCTATCCGCAACGTCGGCAAAGCCCGTGAGATCGCTAAAATTGCAGGACAGGCAGCCTACACCTTGGCGAAGGCAAACGCTCCGATGGGAGTCTCCACCGTTGCCAATGACTACCTCAGACAGACCTATGGCGGGGAGGACGTACACTATGCCTTCGACGCAGCCGCTGCCATGCTTGCAGGGACGGTGCTCTCTGCGGCGGGACTTGGCGCAGGGAAAGCCTTCAGCCGTCTCACTTATGGACGCAAGGGAAGCCTCACCGCCCATGTGGCAGAGGTGGCAGACAAAGCAGAAACCAAAGCCTACATGGACGCAGCGGGCATAGACACAAATGTTATCCGCAGCGAAACCGTGAAGGAAATGAAAAAACTCCATGACGCAGAGTACGGAAAGCAGATTGGCTCTAAAATATACGACACCTTGGAGAAGAAGGGCAGCGTGATCGCCACCACCTACGAAAAGGCGGCATCCCTTGTGTCTCGTGTGAGCGGACGCGAACTGCCGCGTGACGCCAAGGCGTTTTACGTCCCGAATGAAAACTACACCGTGCTCCTCACGGACAACATCAAAGACCCCGCCCGCGTTGATGCCCTCCTTGCCCATGAGCTTGGCGTTCATGCAGGCCTCGAAAAGAGCATCGGCGCAGAGAACTTCAACAAACTCATGGCAGATGTCAAGAAGTACATGAACAAGAAGAATCATGTATTCAATGACATTCGCCGCCAATATGACACACAAGACCCCGAGGAAGTCTTTGCCCATGCCGTAGAGGACGACAAACTTCCTCCGGGCTTCCGCAACCGCATCGGGGGCATCATCAACAAAGCCCTCGGCGAGCGTGGCAGCAGCGTCACCCTTGACAAAGACGACGTGACAAAACTGCTTCTTGCACAGAAACGGGAGGCAGACGCACAACATCTTGGTGTCCATTACAACCCCGATGGCTCAACCGCCTTTGCGGGGATGCGCTTCTCGCGCGACAACCTCCTCAATCCAAAACTCTTTGAGGATCTCTACGAGCTAGACCCCACCGTTACCAAAGAGACACAGGCAGCCCTTGGAAAGAATGGGATAGCACAAGGCGTCGGTAAATTCTTGGAGCAGGGCATCTATGGCCTTATGGCTAACTCCAACTCCAACACCGCCCGTGCCCTCGCGGGCCATCTCTTTATGGATGCACGCGGCAGAGGACTATCTAAGCTGGAAACAATTTCAGGCGAGGAGCAGAAGGAAGCCATCATCAAACGTTTGGCTGTCCCGTATCTTGACTATGCCGACGCGCGTCTTGCGTGGATGAATACCAACAAGAAGATTGACCGCCGCAGCGCACAGCTCGCCTTTGACAACATGGCCATGCGCTACTACAACGCGAAGTACGCAGGGAACAAAGCCACAGCATTGATGGATGTCCCCGAGGAAGTTAAAAAAGCAGCAGAGCACATGCGCCATTATCGGGAAGAACAGATTGACATAGGCAAGCACTCTGCGGACTATTTTGGTGCAAAGACCAACAACCTCATTGAAAAGGAATGGGAAGCCGTTGACGATGAACTGTGGCGTCAGATTGACGATCACCTTCGCGTGGACTTTCAGGCACACTTCAACTCCTTTGAGGATGCTGCTGACCAGCTGCGTGAGTACATCCGTGCAGCCGCAAAGTATGACACCATCAAAGAGGTAATCAAACGCGACATTCATTTGAAGAATGCGCGCATCAAAGCCTTGAATGAGGCACGCAAAGAGCAGGGATTAACGGAAATGAAACCCCTGCTGGATGAGGTTGAACCCTCTGATGCGGATGCACGCACATGGTTGGAAGAACGCTTGGAGGATGAAGTCGAAAGCATCCTGCTCCGTGATACGGATGAGATTGCCCCTAATATGATTGGGCGTGTCGGTGAATTGAACTTTCTGAAACAGCGCATCCCGATGGACACATCTCTCGAAATGAAGATGAACGCAGGAACGCCGAACGAGTTCTCTTTCTCCTTTGACAACAACCTCCGCAACTTCGACATGGACGCCATCGTGCAGAAAAACATGCAGCGGTTCGGCGGGGAGATTGCCTTTAAGAACGTATTCCACACAGAGAAAGAATACCAAGAGGCCATGGCAAAGATCGAGAACGAACTGAGCAAAGCCTCCCGTCTCGGCGACGCCAACAAGAGTGTCATGAATGACTATCATGAGATTGAGCGCTCCCTGAAAGAACTGCGCGGATGCCGCCCGCGTGAGGACATACTGACAAAAGGCACAGCACTGCTGCGTCTTGGTCTGAACACCTCTTATGTCAAGAACGGGGCAAACATGGGCTTCGCACAGCTCGGTGAGATCGGCGGAGCTATCGCCTATGGCGGCCTACACAACCTCGTCGGTTTCCTCCCCATTCTCAGTAAACTTGCTCTTAAAGCACGGCAGGGGAAAGTGAGTGCAGAGGAAGCCATGGAGGCAGAACGCTTCCTCTGTGGGGCAGCCCTTGAGGCAGAGACACACACGATCAACTTCCAAGACAGAGCCATCCACGATGCCTTCACCAAGGATGCAGACCGCATCGGCGGGGCACTCGTGCGGATGAGTGACTGGATACACAACTTGGGGAAAGTTACGTCTACACTTAACATGCTCCCCAAGATGACCGAAAGCATGTACCGCCACTTCCGCACCGGCTATATTGCCGACGCCGTCGCCTATGCGCATGGCTTCAAGACATTCAGCAGCGTGCGGAATCCCTTCACAAAGGCGAAGTTAAAGGCTTCCAACATCACCCCCGAAAAGTTCGACAACATCATGGAGAACCTACGGAAATACACAAAGGTCGATGAGAAGGGCAACATCATTGGGAACGACTGGAAAGCGTGGCGTGAGAACGACCCGCAGAGCTACTTCCAATTTTACGGAATGACACAAACCCATGCAGAGCGGGCGATTGTCTCGGGCACAAAACAGGGCAACAAAAACCTTATGAAGGCGAACAGCTGGATATATCGAACCCTCTTGCAGTTCAAAGACTACAACCTGCGTGCCATCAGCGGCCAGACCATGCGTGCCCTTACCGCCCGTGACCTCGACGATGCAATCGCATTTGGTATGTCTATGGCGACGAACACCGCTGCGTTCATGCTGCGTGCGGGCTTTAAGGGCGCACTCATGTACGCCGCAGGAAACGCCACGGGGGCGAATGACTACCTCAAACAACAGTTTGATGAAGGGCAGCTTCTCCGCGTGGCCGCTCTGCGCTCTGCCATGGCATCCCCTCTTTCTTTTGTCAATGATGCGTGGGAGGCATGGACAGGTGCACCGACCATCCGCACCACCGTTGACCGCAGCACACATGCACCGAAAGACCAAGATGCCAAAGACAAATTTGGTAATGCAGTTGCACAGCTGCCAGCCATACAAGAGCTTCTTGCACCAGTGACAGCGGGCATAGGTGCAGCGGGCTTTATGAATGGCGAAGGAGTGCAAAAAGATGTACGCAGGCTATACAATGTATTGCCGATACCGCGCTTCATCCCGTTCATGACCTACATAGACAGCCTCATCAAAAACAGCGGCGTACCGGAAAAACGCCCTAAGACACAATAAGGAGACACAAGCATTATGCAGCATAAAGCAACCATCTTTTATGAGTGGGAGCAGGGGAAGTCGGCATACAGCTTCCCTTTTCCCTACCTCAACAAACAGTTTGTCAAAGTGCGTGTCGATCACGCCAACACATCCACCCTTCTGGAATACAACCGTGATTACACCATCGAGGGACAGACCCTCACCCTCACAGCCGTACAGCCTTTTGTCTCGGGGGCAACACTCTGCATCTACCGCCAGACGCCCACAGGCAGTCTTGTGGACTTCAGTGACGGCAGCCTCCTGCTCGCCTCCGAGATGGACAGGCTCAGCACACAGCTCCTTCATGTGGAGGAGGAGAACAGCGACCTCATCGCCAGCACAGGTATGTTCGCCGATGATGACAACTCGTGGCAGGGGCAGGGGAGGCGCATCAAGAACCTCAGTGACCCCGTGGACACGCATGACGCGGTGACGCTCAGCCATCTGGACAAGGTCGGTGTGGCACGCCGCGAGGAAATCGAGGCTGTGGTAGCAAGGGCTGAGAACGCCGTCAGCACAGCAGAACAGCATCGTGATAAGGCGAACGAAGCCAGTAACATGGCAGAGGCTGCTAAGACCGCAGCAGAAAAGTTCGCGAAGGATGCACAAGGCAGCGCAGCATCAGCACGCGCGGATGCGTCCCATACACAAAGTCAAATGAACAAAGTTGAAACAGCTGTGTCAGACATGGAGAGTAATCTGACATCCATGAACAGCGCTGTGTCCCTCGCCAATGCCGATGCAGAAAGATGCACGCATGAACGGGAGCGTTCAGAAAGCATCTCCACAGCCATGCTCAAAATGAGGGACGAAGTGAAGAGTGCTAGAGATGAAGCAGCTGCGAGTGCCAAACAGGCTGCGGCGATTGCAGGCTTCAACGGTGTTGTAGATACGTCTATGATTGCCGATGGTGCCGTAACTGTATCAAAATTAGCCCCAGATGTGGCTACCTTAATTAAAAATACCAGCCCACGTCGCCCAGAATATACTTTTACGGATCCGGGTCTTTATAACGACGCAAAAGCTGTGCATTCTAATTATCCAGCATTAAAAGATTACTATACCGCTATTCCCTTGCTGAAACAGTGGGTAGACACTATCAAATGGGATTATCTAATAGTAGAGTATTATCGTTCCTCTGACGGCACCGCATACGTATATCCCATAAGCATCCCATACCCGATGTATCTAATCGCCTCCTCTCCCTTCTCTATAGCCCCCATAATACTAGATAAAACAGAGACGATACTAAAAGTACAGCCATCGTATAGCAGTTCTATCGCTATAAAAAGTGTGAAGCTGACAGAGATGCACTGAAAGGAGACAACACCATCATTATTACTACAGAAACACCTATCCATGCACTCATCCATGCCATCGAGAACGCATGGACGAGCACCGAGCTGACCGCAGGTGCCGTATTCGGCATCATCTACACATTTCTTGACAAAGCCTTCGGCGGACTTGACGCAAGTATCGAAGCCCTCGCCGTCCTCATGTGTCTTGATGTCCTCACAGGCATCGCCGCAGGACTGAAACATCATCGGCTCAGCTCTGCTGTCGGTTCAAAGGGTCTGTTCAAGAAAGCGGGCATCTTTGTCTGTATCCTCATCGGCTTCCTGCTCGATACCGCCATCCACGTAGACATCTTCCGTGACATGGTCATCGCAGGATTTGCCCTCATCGAAGGCATGAGCCTCATTGAGAACATCGACCGCATGGGCTTTGGCTACATCATCCCTGCGTTCCTGCGGGACAAGATGAAGCAGATCGCCGAAGAGAAACGACTGAAAGGAGACAAAAAATATGAAAAGAGGAATTGACGTATCCGAAAACAACGGCTGGGTGGACTGGGACGCCGTAAAGGACGCGGGCTATGACTTTGCCATTGTCCGCTCCTCCTATGGGCGCACAGGCGTCGATGACATGTTCAGGCGCAACGTCAACGAAGCACACCGCGTCGGGCTGATCTGCGGTGCATACCACTATGGCTATGGGCTGAACGAATGGCACGCACGCGAGGAGGCACGTCACTGCCGCGGCGTCATTGACGCAGCAGGAGTGCTCCTTGAGCTGCCTGTGTTCTACGACATGGAGGACGCAGACCAGTACAAGGCACGCAAGGGCTTCGCCTTCGACCCCGACGAAATGACCTCCATGTGCAGGGCATTTATCGACACCATCGGCCTTGACTGTGGTGTCTATGCTTCCTGCCACTGGCTCGAAAACTACATTGACTGGCAGTCCCTCGGCTGTCCTGTCTGGAACGCCCAGTGGTCGTCCAATGACGACATTAAGGGCTTCATGTGGCAGTACACCGACGGAGCATTGATTGGAGGAAAAACCTTTGATGCCAATATCCTTTATGAAGCGGATTAAAGGCACGAGCAGAAAGAGCCGTCTTATGGCGGTTCTTTTTGTTTGTCTTGCCATTATCCTTTGTGTCTTATTTCTTAACAGCTGCAAGCATGAGGATTCTGTGGAAAAGACACAAGACCCCATCGTCCTCACCCCTGATGAAGCCGTGAACGAAAACCTCCTTGAAAACAAACTGGACATGAACAAAAGCAACGCACGGGAAACTGCCAGCTATATTCGTGATGCACAGATAGGGCTGAGACGCCCTCAGACGCTCTACAATGAACGAAACGAGGGTGGGGGCAGTGTTGTCTATACCGTGCAGGAAAAGCTCGCCAGAAACGACGCTACGCTGCCTAAAGAGGCACTTGCCAAAACGGATGCCACCATCGTCGCCGCGCAGCCAGAGAATAAAGATGTTCCCGTCGGCATTTACAAGATCAACAACTATCGCAACTGGGAGCTTGGCGTCGGCATGGGCATCCACGACGGCAAGACCTACATCCCCGTGAGTTTGCAGCGCAACTACAGTAAGAGCCACTCCGTCGCCGTTGAACTTCACTATGATCTCAAAGACAACAAAGTGAATGGTGGCGAAGTACAGTGGAAAGTACATTTTTGACTTTAGGAAAGGAAACCTATGCAGGAATCACATGATATGACCCTCGGCAGCTTCTTTGATGGCATCGGCGGGTGGCTTCTTGCGGCGCGTCATGCAGGGGTAACGCCTATCTGGGCGAGTGAAATCGAGCCG